TCTTTAACTACTTTGCGGATTTCGTCTGTATTAGTTGTGCGCTTGTTAGCAAACATAGTCATAATAGCGTCCATAGACTTGCCATCATCGACTGCTTTTTGAATTGCCTTAGTGTTTACCTTTTCATCAAGTTCAACTTCTTCACGAACTTTAACTTTAAACATTTTCTCAACGGTCTGCCTACCCATATGCTTTGACATAACTGTAATAATCTTTTCAAATACTTCAGTATCTTGACCGTTCACGAATTTAATAAAAGGCATTCCAGCTTTACCTGATGATAGCATATCTGCTGCTTTCATGAAGTCCGCCTTATCTATGCCACCACTTTTCTTTGCATAAGAACTAAGCTCATTACCAGCTTTTTTCATTGCTGGAGTTGCCACTTCATCAAGTTTTACCGATTCATTTGGATTCTCATTACCAGGTTCTTCTCCAGTATCTTTTGCAAGCATATAGTCTCTTACAGAATCAAGATAGTCCATTGCCTTAGTAATTTTATTTTGGCACCACTCAGGCATATTCTCATCGTCTTCTAGCATATCATGCAGTTCTTCAGCAGCATCTGAGATAGTGACAAGCTGGGTCTTAGCCATATCACCCTCATAGTCATACTCTCCTGCATCAACATCTTCAAACATATAAAGATCATAAAGAAGTTCGGTATCTTCTTTCATAAGACTTTTTATTTTAGCTGCATTATAATCATGTTTAATCATAAGATTGTTTATAGCAGCCATAGAAAGGAAAGGTATATCTTTAGCAGCTAGTTGCTCTAACTCATCTTTACCAAATTTTGCTACCATAGTGGAAAGTTTAATAGCATCCGTAGGTTGGATTCTCTTACCTTTCATACCAGACCAATGTTTAGCCAGTCTATCTAATTGATTTGCTGCTAATTTTTCTTCTATAGATTTCATTTTGACCCTCTTACTTTTGCAGCCAGATCCTTGTCTGCCTTGCCCCATGTTCCTGATGATTTAGTTACAAATGAATTAACTCTTGCAAAACCCCACTGTTCCGGAGTAGTGCCAGGTCTATGTCCAGTTTTCCAAGCAGCAACTCCACGATTATAAACCTGTCTTAGTATACCAAGAGGCATACCAGATTTTTCTGCCTTTTTCTTAAGACCTGCTGTTGCGTCTTCGTTTATATAAGCTTTAAATTTAATCATTCTGTTGCCCTATTCTTTGCTCTTGCTCTTGCTAATCTAGCTCGATCTAACATTCTATCATGCTTAAGTTTATCAGTTTCTTTTTCTCTATCAATCTTAGCTTGTGCAATTTTAATTGCATCTTCGCCATACATTTGTTTAAACTTTAAAGTGTGTTTACTCGGTTTTGTTTTTGCTGTAGCATCGCCTGGTGCTGGTTTATAAGCACTTCTATCGTCGTCTGCTTTTTTACCATGTTTAGAAAAATGTCTTGCTCTTGCAAGTTTAGTAGCTTTTGTTTTGATACCAGCATAATAACCTTTTGGTTGTATCCCTGGTCTATCTTTAATATCTGGATCTTCCGCTTCAGAAGTCTGCCCTGGAGTTATAGACCTTGCTTTCTTATTAGAAGCATCAGTTCCCCAATCCGGTCTATCATCATACATAGAATCTTTACTTTTAGCTTGATACATTTTAACAGAGTCTAACCATTTTCTCATTGCAGAGCCGTCTTCTTTTTCAACTATAAGATAATTGGACCCTTTATAAATTACAATGCCTTTTTCACCGGACTCTTTAACCTCAACCATATCGCCTTCATTAAAAAGTTCACCATTTATATACTTTTCTCTTATATCAGAAATAGGTTCTAGTTGAATAGAATTTCTAAATTCTGTTTCTTCTTTTAATCCCATACCTTTTCTAATATCATTAAAAAGTTTCTTTGCGTCAGTATTAGACATTTTATCAGGTAAACCTTGAGAAAACGAAGTAAAGTTATTATCTGAAACATAACTTCTTTGCTTGGTACCAGAAGCACCTTCAGCACCTTTGGCATCAGGGTCTCTTTGTCCTGCTGATACCATTTGAATTCCATCTGGAAAATTATAGAAGCCATGTTTTCCTTTTTTACCATTATAATTATTCAGTCTCACCTTATATTCATCTAAACGATCTGAACCAGCAATCATAACAATCTTTCTATAACCACGATCATATAAATCAGTTAAAGCATCAAAAGGAGTTTTTACTTTCTTATTGACAAGAACTTGTCTGGCGTGTTTTGGAAACATTTTACGAATATACTTAACCTTGCTAGTATATTCTAAAGGGTTATCTTTTTTATCATTAGATTGAGATAGATAAAGAAAATAAGGATTACGTCCGGCAGAGGAAGCCAATTTATCCATAAGTTTTCCATGACCAATAGTAGGCGGATTCATTCTACCAAAGGCAAAATAAGCAACCTTTTCTTCTTCTACTAAAAACTGGGAAAATGAATTAATCATTCAGAAGATCCGCCTCTTTTTCTCTGCATTTCTGCTTTACGAATAAGTGGAAACATCTTCTTAGCCAAACGATCAATCCGTGTTTTCATTTCAGGCTTATCAAGTCTTTTCTCAATTTCAGCCTTACGTGCTATAGTTAATTCTCCACGTGGAATATCTTTTGTTATTTTTAGTAAGATTTTATTACGAGCAGCTCTTCTTGCTCTTTTTTGAAGAACCTCTTTACTCGCTACACGTCGAGCAGCTCTTTTTTTACCAAGAGCAATCTTGGCACGATTTCTTTTAAAATCTCGGGCTTTCTTTAATCTTTGGGCCATAGACAAAGCTTCATCTGGAGTTTCATCCATTGCCCTTCTTTTTCTATGTCTTCTATATTTTATTTCGTCAGGCTCACCGGGAGCGTAATCTACAGTAATTAAATCTTTAAATTTTAACATCAGTTTCTTCCTGGTTTATCCCATCCCTTTAAAATATTTGGCGAAAAGTTGTTGTATGAAAATTCCATTCTATCAACAATCTTTACCGCATCACCACCAAGTCTATCAATTGCTACATAACCTTCGTGACCTGTCGTCTTAAATCCCTTTGTAGTCTGTACAAATGTATCGATCTTTTTAATATTATTAAGTATATTTATAAGTTTTAATTTTACTAAAACAATTAGTTTCTGTAATTCAAAGACCTTTATTAAGTTTTGTTTATTAGATGCCGAGAAAAATTTTAAGATTTCCTCTCTCTTTTTAACTTGCGCATCTTTGCCGCGTTCTGACTTGCGTTTGAGGATTTCTTTTTCGTACTTGTCTTTGATCCACTTGATAAGCCCGTCGGCATGTCTTCGAGTGTCTTTAATAATTTCGCCTTTCCTGACAAAGGAGTTGTTATAGGTTTCGATTGTCTGCGAAAGTTCGTCGTTGGACTCAATTTCTTTAAGGGTGTTACTAGATATTTGGTTAAAGAGTTTCCCAATTTCCGAAAGACGTTCATTTACTTCCTCCGTATCCTTTTTTGACATTGTTACTTTAGTCATATCTCTTAACATTGCATCTTGAGACCAGACAGATTTTGATTTTTTAAACTTTGATGTATCTACACCATAGCTTGCTTTCATAGTTTCAAAAGACGAGCCAGTGTATGTAGTATGCCAGACGATTCCAATTTTTGCCGATCTGATTTCTTTGGCTGCTGCAGTTCCCTCTGGGACCGCATAAATAATTGTATTAGGGTGAAAAGTGACATACTTTTTTCCATCTATAGTTTGATCGGACAAATCGTTGTTGCTGAATAAAAAATCTCCTTGGACAACACCTTTGATTCCAAGTGAAGGCAGATATTTAAGTGCGTCTTTGAGCTTATCAGCAAGATCACCAGAAGTATCAGCATCGACGTCAGCTGTAGATTTATAGACCTTAGGGTTTTTGTTGAATATGCCTTTTTTGGCAACGAAAAATTTATTATCACTCGGATCAATACCAGCGAAAACAGCAGGAGCGCCATCCCATTTAACACTTACATTTCCTTTCTTGGTTCCACCAAGCATATCTCTTAAATCTCTAAGAGCAAAGATTGCTTCACGTGTGCCTTTTACTCCACCATAGATTACCCTATCTTCGATATGAGTCATGTGTGTATTTTTTTGTTCAGTTATAGTTTGCTTAAAACTTATCATTTCATCAACTTCTTTATTACTGCCAATGCTTTTTTACCATCAGGATGATTTGGATTAATACTTACTTCACTACCGTTCATAAAATCTGATATACTTGCCGATTTGCCTAATGCTGTAATTGCTTTATGTAAAGGATCTTTTGGATCATATTTTGTTTCAAATCCACTCTTACCTCTTAATTCTACCCATTTCTGATCACCTTTATTCCACATCTTCATAACATCCATATTTTTATTACGGATAAGTTTAAGTTTGACCCCTTCGGATATGAAACTCTTAAATTTTAACATTAGTTATCCTTTAAAATAAGATCAAGACTTGCACCAATTATATTTTACCATACTATTTATATAAAAAAATGGAGGTGAAATACACCTCCATACAAGTTATAACAAACAAAAGGAAAGTTGTTTTTATCTTCGATAGATGTATGCATCCATTTTATCTGCGACACTAAGAGGAAGACACATATTATATTTAGGATTACCCAGTCTGGATCCACGACCTTGACATTTAACATAGAATTGGTAATCTTTACCTGCAATTCTTAAATCTTTATTTAAGTTGGACACAATTTTTCTTACAGTATCTAACTGTTCCATATCATCTTTATTTTCTTTAGAAAATGTTCCGATATAAGAATCTGTCCTAGAAGAATTAACTGCAATACCCATTAGCTCATCTTTCCTGAACGAATCATTGAAAACCCAGAAGCAAACATTGTTTGATGAACAGCACGAGACTGTTCTTCTGTTAATCCTTCATACCGTTCTTTTTCACCGGTATTCCAATTCCAAATTCCTTCTACATACCACATCATTTAACTCCTTCTATAATAGCTGTAAATAAAATTAAAAGTACAAAGAAAATTGCACAACCAACTGCAGTACCCATTATGCATACTCCTTATATTCTACCACTTTAGCAAGGTCTTCGACAAGCTGTTTACCATACTTAGTAAACAATATGCCTTGCTCCCAAACAAAATGTTCTACATCTTGGATGTGATAAAAAGTTTCACAACCTGTAATCCAACGTAAAGCATCCCAGTAATCGTGAGCACCCCAGGTCTGGGCTTGATGAATACGCTCTTTAAATTCATCAACTTTTATTTCTTCAATCTTTTTTTCACGAGCAGTATTCTCCTCAAGCTGATCACAAAGAGCGTTCCATAGCTCTTGTTTTTGGCGAGGAGTACGATCATTCCACTCATCCATTAAAACTCCACGAGGACGAAACCCATAAACATCTTTATGAAGGTCTGAGAAACAATCATCTGAGTAAGTGAATTCCATTTTTATATCCTTCCGATTCTCTTTACATAACTAATATAGTATATTTTAGGGATCTTGTAAACCCCTAAAATGCATTTTTATGCAACTTCTTTAAAGCCAAAGTTTGCTACAACGTGACGGTTACCATCTTCATCTTCGATAAGATCACCAACTGAGATAGAAGCCATCCGACCCAAACGAGTAATCTGAGTTTCAGGTCCAATGTTACCAACTTGAAAAACTTCATCTAAACAAGTAGCTTCAATAAAAGAAACCGCAGTGTAAAAATTTTCATACAAAGCTTTTTCAACAAGATCAATCATTTTCTCTCCACGGAAGTCCATAGCCATATCATCACGAATTTCACGCTTCATGCTTTTAGTACCAGCATTGATTCCAGCGATTTCATCTTCTGTGTAGCGGATTTGGTAAACTGTGTATTTCATTTTCTTATCTCCGATTCTATTTACTCTTACAACATATACTATTATGCATAGTTTGTAAACCCCTAAAATGCATTTTTATGCACTTTTTTTCTCTGTATCTTTTATGTTACAGTGATTAAAAAGTAAGCAAAATATAAATTATTACATTACTAAATAAAATTATGACCGAGTATACGAGTATATACCGTCATACTTTTCCAAAAACAATATAGGAGATATTAGATGGAAATCCTTAATAAAGTAAAATCATGGGCTGGAGCTTTAGCTGAAGCAGGTGTAAGCCTAATCGGACTAGGCATCGTCCTTGAAATCCTTTTCGACGGGATGAATATTCCATTTTGGCCAGACGTCAACGTTACAGCAAACATTCTCGGATTGCTAGGTAACTTTAGTGAACAGGGTCTGGTAGGTTTAGTTGCTTTAGCCATTTTGTGGCATATTTGGAATAAAAAATAATTAGCCAGTGAAAATACGGGAAATAAAAAAAGGGGGGCATAAAGCCCCCCTTAGCGTTTATGTAAACTGATTTATTGTGGATTAATTACATAGTGAATTAGTAAAACAAGAGCAACTGATGCACCAAGCCCTACCATCATCTTACCAAAATCTTTTGCGACCAATGGAAAAACTGATTTGGTTTTCTTTTTACCTGTAAACTGTGCCATAGCTAATTCTCGTCCAGCAAGTAATCCGACAAAGACCCAGGTTGTACTCATAGGAATATCATTTAGTTCTTTAAAGAAATATAAACACAACCAATAGAATAAATCAATTAGTGTTGCCGATCGCACATAGCGTGTGTTATGTTTTTCTAAAACAATCTGCTGTATTTTTCCCCCACGTTCTCTAAACATAAAGAATAACCCAGCAACAAATACTATAGATATTAATATCATTAAATCCATAGGAACCTGGCGTGGTAAGAATACCGCAATATTTGCCATATCGTGTGAAAGCCAAGTCCACCATAACCCACCAGTAGCAAACCACTGAGCAATTCTCCAATAATCTTTATTGCCTTCATTTACAGGTTTTGTTTCATCAAACCACGTACTGATTAACCACCAGATGCCGTAGGCAAATAAAGCTGCAACACCATATCCCATAATAGATTTCATCAACATTTTTTCTAATACAAATGTTGATGCAAATACAGACAAGACTAAAAATGAAGTTGAGACTGGCACACCAACTCTTGTTAATGCCACAAGAATTGCAGGTGCTAATGCATGATACCATTGCACTTCTTGCCATGGAATTTTATTTAGGCGACCATATGATATATCTCCACCATTAACTGACCAACCATACCATAGTGTAGCCAATAGAACAGCAGATGCTGCAATCCATAATGTTTTATAGTTAAATCTCTCATTATTTGATGCCATCCATGTACCGAGAGTTTGTACTGAATCGTTTGCTATAACTGCATAGGCAGCAAGCAGGAAGCCTATAAGACTCCACATTGTAAGCAGTTCCATTTAATTTCTCCTTTGCTTGATGGCTTTACACCATCGCTCACAGTAAAAAAGGCAATGCTTTACCCATTGCCTCAAAATTATTTATTAAGGATTTAAAAAGTTTATGTAACAGCTATGTAAAACTTAACTATTTTCAATCATTTCTTTTAATTTTTCATACGCTTCTTTATTTCTAGCAGTAAAGGATACCGTTATTTTAGTATCCTTTATTTCCAAAACTTTACACGTTAAATTGTTTTCTTGTAACATATGTGCAAAATCTCTAAGTTTTAAATGACTTGATATGTCCTTTACGACTTCGTACATTCAAGCCTCCCGTATAGTTCCCGATAAGCTTTATTTATAGTAACTAGTGCCTTAGGAGGCACTAGCATATTGCACTGCTGATTCAGCAGCTTTTACTTTACGTGTTTGGTTATATCCAAACCACTGATTATAAAGACGATTTTCTGCATTCCGTCCTTGCTGGTGATCAGTGTAATATGTTACTGAGTTAAATGCTTGCCACCAAGTACCTGCACCAAGTTCTGCACCTGGTTGTGATTCTAGTGCATCAAAGCACATTTTAGCACCACGGGAAAGGTCTTCATATGAAGTAATAACTTTTTCTTTTCCTTCGGTCGTGCTATGTGGAGCAATATCATTATAGAAGTTAAGAAGGTCTTCAACTTTAAAACGCTTAGAGCCTAAGAACTGAGCCATTTCTTTATACTTCTCAAATTTCTCATGTGCAATACCGAGTTGTTCTTTTACCATTTCTGGGTTGAAGACCGACCGGTGGCCAACTTTTACAGACTTATCAGCTTTCTGACTAAGGCTTAATGTAAGAGTATTATTGCAAACAACACGAATTGGTGTAAACCGAACATCGATTGCTTTTCCATACTGGTGTGGATTTGAGAAAAGCATGTATGAATCAACTTGATCTTCCTTGCCGAATACATCAAATGATTCTTTTACTTTAGCCAAAGCCCATACAATTTGTCCATTCTTTAATGAACCAGCTGTATGCATTTCCATATCTCCAGCCATTACATAATCTGAAAAGAAATTAAACGCTTCAGAGTTTTGTACTGGATTCCAGTTTTCTCC